ACTCCTGCCTCACATATAAATAGTTTTCCACATAAAGAAGACCCCCGCCTTTTTCAAGGCGGGGGCTTTCTGTGTCACGTTTAGCCGTGCTTTTTACCTAATGTGTAACAAATGTTTATCTATTAGGATGTTGCTCCAGCCTTACCTAAGAGACCCTGCACGACAACTAGACCATACAAGTCCGGTCGGACCATCTTCTTACCGTAACGAGTCATGACTCCCTTGCGGGGCACGAAATCTTCCGGTCCGAAGATTGTGGGTGTAGTTTGTAGTGGCACGTACGGTGCGTATACGTATCCGCTTTCAAGGAAAGAGGATCCGCGACGACCGACGAGGATCACATTACGCAGGAAGTATGGATCGACGATAACGTCAAACTTCTTGCTTAGCGAGCCAACCTTAACGGCACCGATGGAGCCCTTCTCGTCATCATGTGTGACGGAAGCGCGATAACCAGCGGTGAACTCAAGGATGTTAGCAACTTCGGGTCCAACGACAACGAAGTTAGCTCCACCACGTAGAGTCTTACGATGGATCTGGGCAGATACATCATTAATGGTCTCGACAAGAGTCTCATACCATTCGCTAACCGTACCAGTGAAGTCCGGAGCCGCAGAGCTAGCGCCAATTTCAGCACCAGTTGCGCGATTCACGAACAAGCCCGGAGAACGTGACCAGTAGTAAGTAGCAGCAGTTGCACCGTTAATGAGATCTGCAAGGATCTCGCGGTCAATCTCAAGAGCAATTTGCTCAGAGAGAATGCTAGTCAACTCGACTTCTGCATCAAGGTTGTGGTAGGCATTGAGGTCTTGACCCAATTCCGGTGTCCACTTAGCCTTGAGCTTCTTGGTCCGAGCGGTAATCGCCACGGAATCGACTTTGATGTCGATCTCGGGGATGTTCGCTTCGTTCTCAAGTCCCCACTCGGTTTGACCGATAACAGCACCTAACGTCGGAGAGTTGGTGATATCATCTGTTTGTGGCCAACCAATGGAACATGAGCTAGCTCCGAGACCCAGAATTGAAACCGTGCTAACTCCGAGTGGCGAATGAGCGCCAACTCCCTTAACAGCCGTAGCCTTACCATTAGCTCCCACTCCCTGGAAGAACAACAAGATCTTACCAGTGGCAACAGAGTGATCGGAACCACTCCATTGGGTGAGGCGTCGGACGAGTCTCGTCGCGGCGACATTGGCCTCCGAAACAAGGAAGCCAGCACCAGCAGAAGAACTAACGTTGATACCCTGAAGAGCATCTTTGTTAAGCTGATCGAACTGGGAAGCAGCAACGGAAACGACGGCAACGTCAGTTGAGCCAGACAAGAAGTCTGCATCATAACGCGCAAGCTTCTCTACGGCACTGCCGCTTGACTGACCCCATTGGCTAAGTGCCACATTTGCAGCACCAAGTGAGAGACCACTACAGGCGGATGAGCCAGTCGGTGAAGAATAGCCATTGGCCAGGTTATAGGGACCTTGGCCAGCAAAAACATCACCAGTATCTGTTAACACAGCACCACTGACGATATCAGCACCAACTCGTCCACCACCATATAGTGAACTTGCACTAACATATCCCAAGCGGGACATGGCACCAGGATCCTGCGTACTAATCGGTCTTCCAACCGTAAAGTCGAGGAAGAAGATGAGACCACTAGGTAGGCTCATCGGCTGCACACTAACAAGATCGTTAGCGATTAAGCCTGCGAAAACACGACGGACGATGGGGAATGCGACGGCTGCGAAACCCTCAACATCACCACCAGCCATAGTGGAACTTTCGCGGAGAAGCTCTTTGGCTTGGTTTTCAAGCAATCGAGCCATAGTTTGTCGGGAACGATCCTTGTCTAATCCTTCGAGTAGACCGGTCTTTTCCCATTTTTGTAATAGAGCATGACTTTCAGTGCGTACATCGCGATTGATGATACCTTCAGTCAGCCTTTCAATTATACCAGACATATTATAATAACCTCCTTATATTTTTATGATTAATTAGTTTATTCCAGCTAGTCTTCTCATCCTTTCAGCGAAAGGATCAGAAGGTGTGCTCTCTTGGCGAGAAGCACGTAAAACAGAAGAACGACGAGTGATTGCTTCGCTTAGTGATTGTGGGCTTTTCTTAGGAGCAGCCTCCACTGTGCTTTGAAGGGTTTCATATATTGTCCTTGCCTCTGTGACTGAACCGGCGCCGGAAATAGCTTCGACAATTTTATCTTTTTGTCGCTCATTTAGGGAGGTATTTCTCAATACACGGTTCGTATAAAGCAAGCGAGCATTAGAAAGGTTTACATCTTGTAAATTTTCCTTTAACTCTTCAACTACTTGCTTATATTGATTGTTTTGCTCACTGATTTGGTTATTTTCAAAAACCAACTCTTCTTGAGCTTTCTTCAAATCTTTTAAATCTTCTTCGACATCGGTGCTGCGGCGGCGCGCTAGCTCTCTTTCCATCTCGTACTTAACATCTTCGCTTGGACGTCCCGCCCAGCCGGATAATTCAGCAGTCATGTCGACCGTAAGTTTTTCCATAATGGAGTCAATAAGAGAATCCATGTCAACTTCAATAACTTCTTCATCTTCAGTTACGGGCGGCAATGTGGTTGCCGCGGTCTCTTCTTCTGCAGATCGATCCTCGATTGTGGGTTCTTCGTCATCCTCAGAAAGAATTTTTAGCAGAGCATCTTCCGTAATGTCATATTCATCATCTTCGTTCAATTCGGTACCAAGCTCCTTGATCGCTTCCTGCAGTGCACCAAGATTAATTGTGACTTCGGAGCTTTCTCCTTCGTCGGAGAATTTATTTAGGTTTTCACCATCCATATCTCCTAAGCCATCAGTACCGGCCAAATCTACATCACTTTCAACCACTTCTTCTGTGGCGGGGCCCATGGCGCCAGCCGGATCCATTGGAGCGGCCATATCGAGACCGAGATCTGCTGCTGGCTCTCCTTCCATCCCGGCCATGTCGGGGTCCGGAGGGGGCGGTGGCGGCAGACCCAGATCGGCGTCCAGCTCCTCTTGCTCCAGCAATTTGTCTAAAGCGGTGCGCACCTCGCTTGAATACTTATCGATAATGGAGGATTCGGCGTTTTTTAAAGCTGCCTCTCTTAATGCTTTGGCATCAACAATGGCCTCTTTAAGCAAACTAGACATAAAATAACTCCTGAAATGATGTTTGTTCAAAATAAATAGTACTATTTCTCCTCAAAGTACTTTTATTGGGTGTCCTTTGTCTCAATAATTAGATGACGAACCAATGTGTGGCGTCATATGCCACCAAAGTAACAGCAGAACCGGTTGCTTCAAGTAGAATAGTGCTTTGCGAACCACCATCTTCGATAGCGTCCCCAACAAGAGCTTTAAGTGTCACATTTGCTTGTGAGCCTGAAAGCTTAACATCAAGATATTTGCCAGCAGAAGGGGTCGGAAGAGTGTACACCGCACCCCCGGGGCCAGGCCTTACAGCACCAGACTTAATCAAAGCAAAATCGCACGATGCAGAGATGGATGTACCTAGAGGGGCGGCGCCATAAGTCTCAACATTCTTCGCGGCTGCAGAATCCCAAACTGCTTTGGAACCATCCCACTTGAGGAACTCGCCGGAAGATGGCGAGTCCTGTCCAATCTTTGTAACATCTCCAGAACCATCATATGTAAAGGCCGCCGTGCCGCCGGCTTCTTTCAAAGAGCCGCCGTCATCGAGAATAATATCTGTTGTAACTTTAAGGTCGCCGGCAATCGTTACCACAGAGGTCGTCGTGTTTCCAATTGTTACATCTATTTCATCTTCGGCATCTCCATCAACGAGAAGCAACCCGACATTCATTTCACCGTCATGAGACGCGACACCCAAGACCAGCCTACCGCCTTCTTGTCCATTGGTGGCGGTTTCAACTGCGCCCTCTATCTGGACAAACAATACTTGATCTTGGTTAGCATCGTCAGCATAAAACTCGATAACACCAGCAACATCATTGGCAGCGCCGGCGGCGCCTTTGTCTTTGACAAAGCGCAAGCGGGCGCCGGTGGCGTCATTTGTTGTGTTTTTAATTACAACAGTGGGATCTGTGGTGTGCGTAGATTGGAAAATTATATCATCACAAGTTGCAGTTAAAGAGCCGCTTACGGTAAGATACGAGCCAGTTATGGAGTGCGCTGTGATACCTTTCGATGCTGAAACATATCCACCCGAAAGCTCAATGATGGATTTCACCCCTGTCGTGCCGTGGCCCTGGCCCTTCCACGTCGTCACACAGTGTGAACCATATATCGAACCGCACGATCCAGAGGTCATTGAGCCTGACGCTGAAAGTGTATAATATGATGAGCCGCTCCACGTGGTGGCGGCATGTGAACTAGATATCGAGCCATCGGAACCAGAACTAAATGAGCCTGACGCTGAAAGTGTATAATATGATGAGCCGCTCCACGTGGTGGCGGCATGTGAACTAGATATCGAGCCATCGGAACCAGAACTAAATGAGCCTGACGCTGAAAGTGT